AAGTGATGGAGGAAGATACGGTTGTATCCTCCAGAGTTGTAACTTCATCCAACTTTGTAACTAGGTTACTAATCGGCATGTGGGTAAATGGGGCATTACACTTCTGTTTTATCAAACCGGAGAAAGTACTGTCCAATTGCAGATACTCTAAATAAATCAATATTTCAGATTCGTCTGGAATACCTGTTTTACAGGTGGACAAGCACGAGTTCAGAAATTTGAACAAGTGAACGTTAGCAGTACTGGAACGTTCAGCTAGTCCACAAAGCCTTGCGATTGATTTCAACCGCACAAAGCTCTGTATCTGGCTCATATGCATCTTTAAGAGAATTTCTATTAACTCTTGAGAGGCATAGAGATACCCATGTTCGTTTGGTTTAATACACGGAGACGGTACATAAGTCAAACCGTCTGTGTGTTTCTCACTACTTATATTACGGATCTTAGATCCAGTATATAAGAACTCTACCTGGTTCAAATCTAGACTTCTGCTAATAGCATAAGTCCAGATGTCCCCACCGTTCAATTCGAACTGTGTTTTGAGAAGGTCAGCTTTCGCTGCACCTATCCTTAAATCTCTGAAAGAACTATTAGTGACATTGTCATGATAGTACTTTCCTATCTCATAGATCATAGCAATAGAAAACTGTTGCATACAGATCTCGTTGATAGAATCATCAAATTCAGTAAAAGGAATGCTGACATTTGATGAAGCGAGTTCATAAACTGATGATAAGAAACACAACTTGTGTATCTCTTTGTCAGGAATTCCGATTTCACGTAAGAAATTAGTGAAATTAAAAGGATTGTTTATTCGCTCATTGAGATGGGACACCAATGTTGGTAAGAGGAACTTTTGTCTTCGTGCCCTAACTATCAAAGTGGGTGATATAATACTTGTATCTAACCCATTCGTCAAGTTTCGAGACACGAATTCAATATGTGAGACGCCCCCGACTGAATACTTCGATTTGTGTGCATTGATTGGCACTCCAATTGACTCAAACCAGTCTCCGACTAGGTTCAAAGGGTCTTGGATAACCATGTCATCCCCAACTTCTAAGAAGAAGGGTCGACATTTATTAGGAACAAATTTATAAGAATATTCCTTTAAAAGGATAAATTCTAAAAATTCAAGGTTAGTATCTTGGGCTATAACAAATGAGCCTTTTGTACCCATACCTTGGCCTTTACCGTATCTTACGGTTTTGCCTGAATTCCCAATATGCCAATCACATGTCACAGCTAAACTCTGCCAAGCTTGAGCCAACTTCGGGCCAACTTTAGCCCTTAAATTTAAAAACTGTAGTCTTGCAGGCAAATTGTCTGTCCAAGCTTCAGCGTCTAAAGAAATAAGCTCTTCTTGGATCTCTTTTGGAAGTTTCTTGATTTTATTGAAACCTTCAACATGAGACATGAATGCTGAGTTATTTGGAAAGTTACGACTCGTACATTCAATAACAAAACGCTCTAAGGAGTTTAGTAGCATCTGAGTAAATATATCGCAAATTGCGATTACTCTACTCTTATTACCTTTATCTGGTATTGCAACAAGTTTCCTAAGGATTATCTGATCCAATGGAATATTTGTTTCTTCTGAATACAGAGAACTTAAATGTTTGACATATTCTAAGAAATCCATATTTTCAGTAGCTACGCAATATTCTGTGAATTTGTGTATCCAATGAGAATTAATGATTGCATAAGCTTCGGCAATAGCAGTTTCCCTTTTTGGTAGACTGTTTGGTCCGTTGGCTTGCCCTGATAGAGGTATGATATCTAACGAAGAAGGGTCTTTTAACAAAGGCTCGGGGTATTTCTGTAGCAGGAATTCTTCAAATTCCTGAACTATATCCTCTGGGACCCTAAAAGTCTCTCCAATGCCAGTTACGTCTAGGTCAATGTAATCATAGCAAACCCTATTTAACTTAAACAGGGTTCTAAGGAAACGATGAGTTTCCGCTATTTCTACTGAAGATAGTTGTAGTTTCTTACTATCTCGTACTCTATGGAATAATGGTCTTAAATGCGTTAGCAATTTAGGCCATCCATCGACTCTACCAAGGCTAACCCGAAACAGTGTTTTGGGATTACGTCCTTCTAACAGATTGATGCAGTAATTAGTTATTGCTTTCCAATCTTTGGTTGCTTGCGCAATACCGGTATTAATAACTAACCAGTTATGCGCTTCGACGGTAAGTTTGATGAAATTACGAATCTCGTCCGCATGAAGATACGGATTAAGATTTTGAAATATAGGTACGAAAAGTTCAAAATTGACCTTAATCGAACCTTTAGGAGCCCTTTCCAAAGTAAAAATCTTTGGCTTGGAATTCTTAAGTCTCCTAGACCTGACATCGTATTTTGCGATTTTAGATGCTAGGGTACGGCATTGGCAAAAGTGTGTTTGTAAGAAAATTGTTGGTTTTATTCCAATAATCGGAAATACAACGCCGCCAACACGGAGTTTCAGTTGTCTCAACTTATTTATTTTATATAGCATTGCTTATAGAGTGAAATGTTGTGATACCTGATCTCGTCAAATCTCGTAGAGAGTGAGGAAACCTTTCGGACCGTGGCC